CCGCGTTGTCCTTCTGGGATACGCCTATATACTGAATTGCCTCCAATGATGCACCACTTGTAACCGGGTCAACAAGCTCAACATCATAGTTGAGCCACAAACCCCCCAGTTCGGTGTCGGCATTCGTCGCCGGAGTTGAGACAATAATATCAGTACGGCCAAACTCTTCCTGGCGCGCCTCAGCGCCAGAGGACTTGGATGTTGCGATCTTGAATTTCTTGGGCTTTCCGTTCTCGTCACGGAGCTTTGATTGCGGAACTGGGCACTTCACAGGCGCCCAGACTGGTGACTTAACGGCCCCACTATTATCCAACAAATCTTCCTTAGACTTTGGGGCCGGTGCCTTTTCGTCAAGGCCTGTGACAATAGAGATGTCACCTTTGGTTTCAGTCCCTGTTGAGGGGACATAATCGAAGCTCATGTAATGAGCCACGAAGGAATCAAAGTATTTAGCGACGTTCGAGATCCAAGGAAACGTCGCTGTAAGCCCAACCGAGCCCGCTAAACTAGCAAGAGAAGTCAGCAATCCATTGGGGCTTTCCGGTTCGTTCAAATAGGTCGTCTTGCCCCCTTGGCTGACTGGCTCGTGAGAGGGGAAACGAGTGACGCACTTGAGCCGGCCATCGCCCATTTTCTCAAGCACTGTCACACCCTCACCATTAATGACCTTGAACAAAGGTGTACCGTCCTTGGCTAGCCCGGATGTGCTCACATTACCAAGGAACTCCTTTCTGACCATCCTGACGGCCTTATCATAGGCCTTACGGATGATCTTTGTCTGCGTCCTAGGGAGGTACACTTTCTTTTCCCTCGAGACAGCAGGCGCTTTTGACACACGTTCACCCTGGGAAGGCTTGCGCTGGCGCCTCCTCCTGGGACCCCGTTTGTTAGAGTTAGGGTTGCTCTTCTTCGAATTGTTGTTTAACATTCTTCAAGCTCGGATCGTACGCTCCGAGCTAAGGGTCAAATTGCAAAAAGGGAAGAATCGATAATCGAAGTCAATTTGTTCAAGACTGCGGGCGGAGCGAATTTTCGCTTCGAGGTGATGCTGCATCTCCACTGAAACCCCGAAGGCCTTACCCCAGTGACAGCGTGACTGAAGGTCAATCTCGACCTCCACAAAGTCCTTAGGCATGTCCCTGAGTAACCACTCCTCCCACCAGTCATGTTGCACCTCGGCTTGTGCTTCAACGCCTGAAGTTAGCTCAAGGAGTTTGAGAGCTAGCGCCTGTGCAATGGGTGTGTTCTTGCCTGTACAATAAAGTGAAAGGGCTTTACTTCTCAAAAGCCTTAACTGCGTCGTGTAACCGGCGTGTTGGTAACATGGCAGGCATGTCCAATTGACGCGTACTATCTGTTCTGGGGAAATCATTTGTTTAAGATTGTGTGGAGAGAAAACATTCGAGCAAAAACTTGTGTCCCCTATGTCATAACGGTACTCCATTTTGATCTTGAACCCGAGCCTAGCATAATCATCCACTGTGAATGCCTCCCGGGGCAGCCCAAATAAACCATCATCACCCTCAACAATGCCATCAACATCGTTGAGATAATCCAAACCTTTCTCAGAGCACAAGAAAAAGAAATTCATTAGGTTTGAAAATCCATTCGCAAGGGACGTCCACATTTCACCGGACATCCGGGCCCCAACCACTCGGGCACGATAGTAATGCCCGTCAATCCTCTCCTTCCGAGGCTGACCAAACCGATAATAAGGTTTCAAGAATACATCAAGCAGCTCAGGGTTGTACATAAAGAAAAATCTCCATAGCTGGCACTCAACGGCATCAACATATTCTGGGGAAAACCCTGACTCGAAACAAGTGTAATCAGTCTGGAGCAGGACGCAAAACCTTGCCATCCTGCTTATCAAATGTGGCTGTTCAGAAACTTTCATCTCCTTGATGAAGTACCTACCAAGGACGCCCTGGATAAGCAATTTGCTAATCTCATGGACACCCCCGGCAACTTTCACTTTGAAATCGTCAGTACGACTATTAATAAAACGGGTCAAACTCGGTTTAGCA